GTAACTGAAACACCCAGCATGCCCGTAGTTCAGACCGTGACCTCACAGATGATCGATTAAATGCAGAAATGAGACTTTAGGATCATCTCCCTCCGGATTAATGTACGCTCGAATGTTTGGTGTCTGGCTCGCTTTCCTTGCTACTTCTTTCCAGCCTCTATCTCCTGTTGGAGTTGTAAAATACACCTGGGCTTCCTTCACGTCTTCAACACGGTTACTAACTACACTCACCGCACTTCTCGCTGTGGGAGCCACCGGCTTGTCCATTATATTACACACCTCTTTTAATTTGGTTTCGGAAGCGATCGTTCTGACTTGAATTTTGCTGGGCCCTTTCTGTTGGTGCTTGAGGAACTCCAATTGTTCGATGTGGTCATCTCGGTTTAAACCTAGCGCCTTCATTATTGACATTTCTAGTTTGATGTATCCATCCGATCCTGGCCCCTCAAATCCACCGCAGTGGTACTTTGACTCAACGGCGTTTGCAATTCGTTTGGTTGCAAATCCATATTTAAGTTGCGGATCTCCTGATCGATTTTCTCTGTCCAACGCGTTATCTGGATTAGCGCGCCGATCAAATTGTTTGTCTTTATCCTGAATGCCAATATCTCTAGTTCCATTCTCTCCGCCTTCAGCCTTCTCAGTTTGTCGCCTTCCATCTCCACCTTCCCCGAGCTCTGAATCCGAACTTCCTCCAGCCTTCTTCTCTTTATCGGAAGACTGTTCACTCTCGGCATTTCCAACTTCCTTCCCGATTCGATCACCCGGCTTGCCGCCTCCCGTATCCACTGGTTCATCCTTTTGCTCGTCATCATTCGTTTCCCGTAAACGAATCCTGACTCCTCTTTCAGATAATTGATGACGCACTCCGTCTATGAGATCACCCGGTGCCAACACCAACATGACATGGGAGGATGTTTTATAC